CCACTTGTTAGCCCCGTTAGACTTAACACCCTCTAGCATCGTTAATATCGCCTCTACGCTCATGCTGCAACTCCTTTGCTTTTAGCCCAGCGTATCTGGGTACTTGTTATGTAACTTCTAGTCTCGTCACTTATGCCATTAACCATATGGGGCTTAATAGCGTTAGGCCATACACCGTATCGCTCACGATATTTGTGGTTTGCCCATGACTCCTTGTATCCCTTACTACGGGTGTACAGCAGCAACTCGCTATAGAACGTAGACTTGTTTTCTTTGGTGTCTTTTCTGTTCCTCTGCTCTGGAGTTAACCTGACTAAGATTTCATCAGTAGACTCTAGCTGCTCAGTCAATGGGATTTCGTAGCCACACTTGCAGCGTAGGCCAACCATCTGCTGTGTACACTGTGGGCATTCCTTGACCTTTGGTTCCTTCTTTTCCTTGGTTTGTTTCTTCTCGTTAAACCGTTCCTTACCGTCATCTAATTCATCAGGCACAACGTCCTCTGCAAACCCGTGACGCGCTACGTTCCCAGCATGGTCTAAGTACACCGCCTTACCCTTACCATCGGCTGTGCGCATGATACGGCCTGCTCTTTGTACAAAACTAATGAGTGATTTGGTAGGGAAACAGTCAATCAGACAGGTGACCGTTGGTGCGTCATAGCCAGTGTTAAGTAGGCGTGAGCATGAAAGTATCTTAAACTCACCACGGTCATGGGCATCATAAATGACCTGTCGCTGCTCTGCGTCCATGTAGCCATCAATATGCTCTGCGGTTACACCAGCCTTATTGAATGTCTCAACCAAGTGCTTGCTATGTTTGATGCTAGGTGCAAAAGCAATGGTCTGACCGTTCTCGCCATGCTCAAGCCAGTTACGCACTATGTCGCCCACTAAGCCCTCATCTTCTTCTGTCGCTGCTGCTAGGCTAGCTGGATCGTAATCACTGCCACCTGTCGCCAAGGCTTTAGTCTTAACACCCTTCAAGGCCACCTTGCGTCCACCATAGTAGTCTACAGGGCATAGATAGCCCTGCTCTAATAACTCGCGGGGTGTGATTGGCACAATCAAATCATCGTAATGCTTGCCCAGACCTTTAGAGTAAGGCGTAGCTGACAGGCCAATGAATGGGACGTTGTTGTATTTCTCCATGATCTTAGTCAATGATGCGTAGTGTGTCTGGCACTCATCAACAATGGCTAGATCAAACTCTGGCAATCTGGGCCTACGCGCCAATGTCTGGATGCTGGCAATCTGGATAGGGGCATGGCGATTGGTCAACTCATGGTTGCCCTGTATCACACCAAACTGCAAACCGTGATTAGTAAATTCTTCTAGGCTCTGCTGAACTAACTTAATGCGGTCACAGATGAAAATGCCTCGCTTGCCTCTGGCTGCTACTGATGCCATTAATGCGGCTGCGGTTATGGTCTTACCGAATGAGCAAGGTGCTGCAAGGATTGGCCTGCGCTTGCCACTGCGTAATGACTGTCTGAGCATCTGGATTGCTTGCTCTTGGTGCGGTCTTAAATTAATCATTTGAATGCCCTTAGTTGATCCTGACTAAGAGCATAACCATCACCCCTGCCTAGATTCATTATATTTTTGGGGGCTATCAGTTCCTCTGATTTGGCCCAACCAACAACATCATATACTGGAAATTCGCCGATAACAAGTACATATATGTCAACATCACATACTTTTTTGTTTAGTGTAGCCAGCAGTCTGCCATTTTTGTACTGCGTTGTCTTAACATCAACCTTGCTTCCCTTGGCAGTCATAAGGTCATACTTGGGGTATTCATCGTACTTGGTTTCAGTGTCTGGGTAGACGTTAAAGATTCGGCATACGGCTAACTCGCCTGCCACACCGTCTAATTCTATCTCCTTGTTTGTCGATGGGCTTAACTTGCTGTCTGGATGGCCCTTGGCCCTGTTCTCATCATACCGAGCCTTGGCTAAGTACATGGCTAGTTTCTGTTCAGCTTGGTTAAGCGTTATTCTCATTATTATTGCCCCAATAAATTTTAAGCATAGTAGTCATTTAGATGGTTTGGGACACCTAGTAGTTTTTACCAGTAACCCTAACCAACGATATGCTATTTGCTGATCCAATCACACAATTTACATAAACCTTTTATCATCCGTGATGGGCTGGTCTGCCCCCTAGTGTGTGTCCGCTAACTATGTTTGTACCTTGGCCTTGCTGCGGCTTCAGTCAGTCCCATCAGTCCTGTGCGTGATTGCTATCCTACGTTTAAAGCCAGTAGTTGGCATGAGAGTTGTTTTTTCTAGTGGCAACGCTAAAGAAACCCACATTGTTAATGTCGGATTCAAGCTGCGAAATGTCGGAAAGGTCTTGTAACGTCCAAACACGTAAGATAAACTACACTTGTGTTGGCGCTGGTTCTTCCTACAATCTCGCTGGCTCGAATGAGGCTCTAACCTCTTCACCAACACATTCATTCTATAGACGGGCTTACTTAATTGCAAGCCCGTTTTTTTTAACTACAAAAAGTAGTTGTACAAAGCTGCTCCTAAAACGCCACCAGCAAGCGATACAGATAACGTGAGCATTAGCCCTCCGTTAACCAGCACCTTCTCAGCAGGGGCCACTACAGCTTTCTTAACGGCTACTTTTTTCTTAGGCTTAATCCTATTCTTGTTAACCAGTTTATCAGCGTAAGATTTAGTCACCGCAGGGCCAACCTCATCTAGTTTAAATGGCTTTGTTCTTGCTCTTATTCTAGTTTTGCTAATGTTTATCTCAACAGATTTTTCACTTCTATATAATCGTCTAGCAATGTGTTTATATGATCTTCCTAATTTATGCTCATCCCATGCATAATTGCTGTCAGATAAAGTCCAAGGCTGATTAGCGTTAGATGTGGCACGTTCCCATTTTGCTTTTTTAGTCATTTTACTGCTCCATTTATTTATAAAAAATATGCTGATTAATCGTCAGCACTACTTCCATATCGTCTGCCCAGAACGGGCTAACGTATGAGGCGTGGTAGTGGGTTGCCCCACTGCTAATATCAATTCCTACCCCGTAATAAATCTTCTGGGCTAGGATTGTTGCTTCTAACATAGCTTGGTCATCGGTTGGTAAATCTCCAATTCCGTCACAGAACCAAGAGTATTGGCACATATGCCTAATCGGGTTTTTATCATCCCAAGCATGGTATTGAGCTTGGTAGACAACCTCGCACACAGTGTCAGGATAACGCTCATCAGACACCCTGTTCATCGTGCTGTATCCAACGGCTAACTGACCAGCTAAAGGCTCACTTCGAGCTTCATGGTAGATGTTCATGGCTAGACACATAACGGCTGCACTAATCATTTAGGCGCACCGTTTTTCTTCTCGTAAGCCTGCCATTCTTTATCAACGACAGTAAACTCTTTATTAACCAGTTCCAACTTCTTCTCTGCAAGATAGAATGCTTTTCTAGCCACCCTAGTTGCCTCAAAAGTCTCATGCCATTTAGTCACAATTTGATCTAACTCAGGGTTAGAATCAGCGTGATAGCCTTTTTTTGTCATGCGTAAAACCTTCATAAAGCCTCTCTTAATCATTGGTATTTTCATCCATCCACCTGTAAAAATATTCGCTGTATTGAGTGCTAGACATTGCAGAGACTTCATCAAATGTAATGTCCTTTGCTTTCTTACTGACTATTGATGCCATGTAATCATCTTCATTTTCTTCGTTTTTACCGACAAGATAATTTCCAATTCTGCTCATGTTATGCTCCAGTTACTTTATTAGTGTCTGCAAATAGTATTACTTTTGTGAGTAATTGACAATACCTTTCTGTATTTAATTTCAACAATGGTGTTTACAAGCTGATTATACTTCGATAGAATAGTCTGGCATTACAAAAATTAAACGGAGCAGCAAATGACTATACATACTAAGCTGGCTAAGATTCAGCAAAAACTAAAAGCACCCAAAGGTCAGCGCAATGACTTTGGTAATTACAATTTTCGTTCGGCAGAAAACATTCTGGAGGCCGTTAAGCCGTTGCTAGGTGATTTGGCTTTGACCATTAATGATGAGCTAATCTTTAGCGGAATGCTTGAGGATGAGATTGTAGGTGCTGGCAACAATGCAATGAAGGTGCAGACGCAGCGTGTGTACATTAAATCAACGGTTACCATTAGTGATGGCAAAGAGTCTATCTCAACGTCTGCTGTAGCGCGTGAAGCGTCTATTAAGAAGGGTCAGGATTCTAGCCAGACTTCTGGGGCGACAGGATCGTATGCAAGAAAGTACGCACTCAATGGTCTGTTTTCTATTGATGATGCTAAAGACTCAGATGCAACAAACAAGCACGATGAGGATAAGGTTGCTGACCTAGACATGTCATTAGAAGGTATGTCTGAGCCTGTACCTGTCGCACCAGCAAAGCGTGTGAGCAAGAAGCTAATGCAAGACCTTATGGCGTTAGTCATTGAAAGCGAGGCTACGGGTGAGCATACGATGATGAATGAAGCATTAGCTGAATTAGATGAAAACGAGAAGCAAAAACTTTGGAGCCAGCTTACTGGCAAGCAACAAGAATTTATTCGCAGCAAAAAGGGGATGTAATTATGGAATATGATAACAACAACACAGGCGCATTATTCAAGGCAGAAAAGAAATCAGAGCGGCATCCTGATTACAACGGAAGTTGTGAAATTAATGGTGTAGAGATGTGGATGAGCGCATGGATTAAAACTAGCAACAAAGGGCAAAAGTTTATGTCGTTTAGCTTTAACCCAAAAGAAGTCCAAGCAGCACCAAAGCCTGTTCAATCGCCTAACAGCGGTTTTGATGAAGAAGACGATATACCGTTCTAGCAGGCAAAAAAAGCCCCACTTTTTTACGGTGGGGTAAGTTTCTTACTGGAGCATTCAAAACCAATATAGCACATTAAGGGGAAATAAACATGAACATTGATATGGGTGCTTCACTGAGAGTAGCACAGGCAAAGTTTAAAATCACAGGGTCACAATTAGCCCGATCATTTCAAGTGCATCCACAGCAGGTCATTAGGTGGCGTACAGGCTATGATATGAAGATATCGTTAGCAGACTCGTTGGCTAAATACTTTGGTATCACGTTATCTGAATTTGTAGCTATGGGTGAGTCTAATGGCTGATATAAATTTTACGGTCACAAGTGATAATGTAAAAGAAGAGATGAGCAAGGTCTGGGAAATGGCTAACAAGGGTCTGAGAAGTGGTGCGCCCGTCATCGTGACGCTAGGCCGCGAGGGTACAACTGATCTGCAAGAAAAATGTTACCACGCCATGATTGGAGACATAGCCAAACAAGTTGATTTAGATTATGACCGCGACACATGGAAGGCATTACTAGTTTCTAGCTTTGCTACTGAGAAGCAGCAGATGGGTTTGCCATTACGCAAGGGCAATAAATGGGTAACTAGCCTCTGTGGTACGCACATGGTCTGCATACGTCCAAGCGTTAAGACGTTTAACAAGGCTATCGGTAGCGAGTTTATAGAGTTTTTGCACGTTAAGGGTGTAGAGTATGGCGTTGAGTTTACTGACAAAACACTAGCTGATTACGAAACCTACAGGCAAGCCAATGGCTAACGCTAAGAAGAAGTGTCGCCACTGCAAAGTATACGCTACCCCTGACTCTGGGGTTAAAGTGCCGCTAGGTTTCTTCTGCTCTATGGATTGCGTGGTAAAACATGGCAAAAAGGCTGCTGTATACACCTCAGAGAAGCGCAAGCGCGAAACCCTTACCAAACTGAAGGATAAGGTCAAAACAGCCTCAGAATGGCGTGTAGAGGCTCAGACGGCCTTTAACGCATACGTTAGATGGCGTGATAGAGACTTGCCTTGCATAAGTTGTGACGCAACGGGCATACATCAAGGCATTGGTGGTTACTGGGATGCTGGGCATTACCGTAGCAGAGGCGCAGCCAAACACCTATCCTTTCACCTTCACAACTGCCATAAGCAATGTCACAAGTGCAATCGGTATCTGTCGGGTAATGTCGTTGAGTACCGTCATAGGCTCATAAAGCGTATTGGGTTAATCACGGTTGAGGCGTTAGAGTATAATAACTGTACCGTTAAGCACGACATTAAATACCTGCGTAGGATCAAGCAAATCTTTAAGGCCAAGCTAAAAAAAAGAAGTAATAAATAATTAATCATTTCCTAAACAAAAGTGTTTACAGTGTTAACATAAGTGTGTATCATTACCGTAAGTTAATTAAATAACACCACGGGGCAGCAAATGATTACATTATTTCAAAACAGCGCACGATACGATATGGCTAATGCAATTAACATTCTTGGTTGGGATAAAGCTATTGAGAAGTATCCATCAGTTAAGTCTTCTCTTGATACCAGTATTTCTGGTCACAAGAAGTTCACTCCAGAACAGTTTGAGTTTTATACTGCTGTTTGTACTATTGATACAGACTCTCTTGAAGATTCATTTAAAATTCACAACAATCCGTTTGGTGATGAGGCTTTAGAAGATAAAATTACACGCTTTACTCGTCAACATAGCATGAGCGTTGGCGACATTGTTGAGACTGAAAGCAACTACTACATTGTTGACTCAGTAGGCTTTATGCCAATTCACGTTCAATAAATAATAAATAGGGGCTACGGCCCCACTGGAGAATACTATGACTTTACGCAACGGCACTAACTACTCATCACCATCAGCTAAAATCAGCATCTCTGAGTCTGACATTATAGACAAGCGTGATGACTTGTTCTATGAAATCACCACCACTGGATCTGCTGCTGGCTACTCACTGCACGATCTTCTGGAGATTGTTGATGATGAATATAAAGACAACATGATTGCTATGCTAATGCGTGGCATTGATGTGGATGAAACTAAGGAATATGCTAAAGAGAAGTTGCAAGAGTCTTTTAAGGATATGCTTAATGATGAATTTATTGAGCAACACATTATTGATGAGGCAGGAGAATACTAATGAGTGCAAAAGATAAGCCTATTTCACGACCGATGAACCAGCAATTTGCTGACAACTATGACCGTATCTTTAATGGCACACCACCTGTGCCAGAGAAGGCCGTTAGGAAAAAAGACAGGGTTGATCTAGGGCTAAGTCCCAGTACCATAATTCAAGAGATTGACTGCACAGGCAAAGACAAATGATCTGGAGTTACACTCAGACAAAGTTACTTAAAGATCAGTACGGTAAGTTGCCAGTAGCGGCCTTATCGTCACTGCTCAATAAGTCACCAAACGCTGTGAGAATTAAGGCCAATAAGATGGGCTTAAAGTCTAGCCTGCAACACAAGGTCAAAATACCGTTAAACACGATTATTAATTTTAGGAATATGGGATACAGCGCAAGAAAAATAGGCCGTTTAATCGGCTACACACATCATGGCGTATTGTACGCAGAACGGAATCATTACATAGGGAGAGACAAGGGATGAGCATTGTATTTAAACCAAAACTAACCTTTAACTTTGCAAGTGGCAAATTACAACCTAAAACAAAGACGGTTTCACGCCCCACTATTTACTGGAAAACCACGGAGCTAACCAATCTTGTGGAGTTAAGATCCATTGGATTATCGTACAAAGACTGCGCCAAGCTTCTGGGCAGGTCACAGTCATCGTGTGTAGCAGCCGCAGATGCTAACGATTTGCACACTAGAATAACTAAAAAGAAACAACAACTAATAGATCAAGCGTTGTCTATTTCAATTTAATTTTACCTAGCTTGCCTGACATTAGTTTGGTGAGCAAACCCCTCATACCGAACTTCACGATATACACGCCTAGAACCAAATATTGATACCAATCAGGCATGGCAGAGAATGACTCAAACGCTGCTGAAACTTCTTCTTGATAGCCCAGAAATGACGCTGCAATCGGAACCAGTAGCAGGGCAATCATCACCTCATCTAAGAATGATTTGTCCATTTGTTGCATTGCCACCAAGTCAAGGTTGTACTCCTGCGTCTGACCATCATCAGCCAGCTTGTTAGCTGCTCTAGCACCTGCTGTCTTAACGTCTGCTTCTGCTTGTAAGCCTACAATAGCTGCTGCTGACTTAGCCTTGGCGACCTGATTCTTGCCTTCTAGGTATGTCTTACCAATACTGGCTATCGGATTTAAGAAACTGAGAAAACTCATTAGTAACTCCAGACTGTTGGCCTAGAGTAGCCGCTGGCTTTGTCTAGATCATCTAAGTGAATAAAGCGTGAGCTACCTTTCTGAGCCACGCCTATGCCTGTAATGCCGTAAGCCAGAGCCACTTCGATCAGTTTATGGGCCTTGTCACCGCGTACTGCAATGTCGATAGCCCGTCCAGACGCGTGTGAGCCTGCTTTAGCCTTCTTAGCCTCAATAGGGTGCGTAGGGTGTCTGTAAGCTGAAGTCACCGTGAACGGGAAATCACACACCTTCCTGATGATATTGATCTTATACATAAAAGAATCATCCATCTTGCACTCACCTGTGTGGCTGCATTTTAATTCATCTTCTGTAAAATAATTCATTAGTATTTGCCGTCCCAAACCCTAAACTTATCAAACTCACCTGACAGCATTTTGCGTTTAATAACCTCTTCTGCTGCTGGGTCATTTGATTTTACGCCAGCCTCTTTGAGCCATTCACCCATCAATGCTGCGTCAATCACGCCAATGCAAACTGACTCGCCAAAATGAGCGTTACCGTTTTGGCGCATCATCTCAGCCTGCTCTAATGCTGGGTTGTAGTCCTGTTGTTTAACGTGAACCAGCTTGTCACCGTCTTGGTAGAATTGTTCTGAAATTTTAGGCATTATTTTTCTCCATAAAAAAAGGGATGCAAAAGCACCCCCTTATTGTACCACAAATGTTTATTAGCTTGTGGTTAGGTCAAACACAGCACCCAAACTTGCTTCAGAACGCACTTGCAAAGTTTGCTCTGACACGATTTGACGATGCTCATTATCGCCAGTTTTGGCTAGGGCTTCATTCTTCATAGGACGTAAAGTAGCAATAGCTAATTTATCATGCTCTATAATATACAAATCTCTGGAGCGGTTCTCACGGCATGGTACCCACGTAACCTGTCCCCAAGGCGTCATGTAGATCGCCATGTTGTTGTTTACGGTACCTACCGCGCCTGTCTGGCGTTGATTATTGTTGCCTGTGAAGGAAAGTGCCTTGTTCATTTGAAACGCTGAAAGGTACACAGCGTCTGGCTTTCCGCCCGATACCCATGTTTTTTGCATGGCATCATCAAATAAAGCTTGCGTTAAGGCCCGTTGTGTGCCATTGGTACGAGCAGTAGCTCCACCTACAGAACCTGTTGGGTTTGCACCACTTCCAGCAGTGTTAAACACAGTGTTGGTTTTTAGCCAAGCACCAAGGCCGCCAAGCTTACGAGGAGTAGTAGCATTACCAGCTACACGCGCTACGTTTTCAAAGATGGCTTTCTCAATGTCTAATTTTTGGACAATCGCCTCACGTAGTATGTTGTAGCTCATCTCAGATGATGACCTACCTGCGGCTTTAACCACATCGTTAGTGCCAGAGGTGATAATGCTATTCTTCATAATCTGCGTGTAGTTACCTTCACGAGTAGTTGGAAGAATGGCCTGCGCGGTAGTTGTGCTTCCCTCAATGTGGAAGTTTCCTACTGCATTTCGCAACGAGTTTATCTCTC